CCCGTTACGACTACAGCTACATCACCTTCCGGTCCCGATGTAGCAAATGGTAATGCTGATATTGCGTCAAATCCTAAACTCATAAAATTCCTTAAAAGGGGACAGTAGGTATGTGGTGGTGTACTGCCCCCATCTAAGGATTATATCATCGTTTGAACCAGGAAGGAAGACCTAAATGTGGACGCTTGTCGAACATATTTTCTTTTGCTCCTGGTGTCTTACGATTGTTATAATGCAGAAAAACCTGTACGCATTCTTTGCCTTTAAATTTTTCTCTCCAATGCTCTAGCTCGCAGCCAGAATAAACCAGCATATCTCCTGGTTTTAAATCTACTCTAACACCTTTCTTACCAACTTCTCCAGATGGTTCTAGATATATAGGCCAATCATCACCACCAAGATTCATTGTGGTTGATATCTCACAAGAGAATCTGTCTTTATGTCTTTTTAATTCATCACCTTTTTTATAGATTCTAGCGTATGTGTATGCAGGATATAATTTTAATCCTGTTGCTTTTTCCATACCTGGTTGACATTTTAATAATAAAGTCTCCATAGCCATGTTTGCATATTGAGAATAAGTGCCAGGGATCTGTTCATTAGCTCCTTCGTAGTGACCTATTATATTCTCAAATGGTGAAAAGTATCTGGCTTGACGACAGGTATCATAAACCTGTTTCTGCATCTTAAAATAATTTGCAATAAAAACTGCCAGGTCTTTTGATATAGCTTTTCTGATTACTGTATACTTTTTCTTCTTAAACATCTTTGGCCATCTCTTTCGGTACAGCCTGTATATTCCAATGTATAAATCTAAACGGTTCTATTCCAAAGTCTACCGCATACTCATGCTCCAGATAACCTGGAAATATGATTAATGTTCCAGGTTTAGGTTTAAGATGAAATTGTTCGTGACCTGGCCATACACCTTTTAAGTCTGGTTTCATTTTTAATTTTGTACATCTTGCGCCAGTTTTTGGTTCGTGAAATACAGGATAAGAAGTTTTATCACTACATTTTAAAAAGTAAAATCCTGATACGTGTTGGTTCCAATGTATGTGTGCAGAGTGATGACCACCACCTTTTTTAGCAAACTCTTGTACCCACATCTCACTAAATAGTGTTGTGTATTGTTGCATATCATAACCCTGATGATCTAGATACTCCCAGGATTTTTGACCAATGTAATTTCTAAAATCTAAAAAATCATTGTCAGCTGTAAGCGGTGTTGAGTGATATGATCTTCCAAAGTCACCGTGTTCTTTTATATATGCTTTTTCTCTCTTACGAGCATCAACAATATATTTATTACTTGCTTTGTTTAACGATTTAACAAATTCTGGTTTTTCCTCGCTCCATATTACAGTTGGAAAATAATTATTTATAAACATTATCTAAAAGGCCTCCCTAAATGCCATACCACAAGACTATATCTTGTGCCTGATGTTACTGGTTTAACTCTATGCCACACAAAACTAGGAAATACAATAATAGATCCTTTTGGTAATATCTCTTTACATTGTATTCTGTGTTTCGATTCGTCTCGCATATGTGGATCATAGTTTCTAAAATCAAACTCTAATTCACCACCCTTATATTCTGATCCGTCTGTCAACTGACATGTCATAGATAGTTTTCTAATTCTTCCGTGTTCTGGATGATTAATATCGTCTCGTTGATAAGGTTTATCCCAACTATCACAATGCCAATCGTAATATTGATTTAACTTATATTTTGTAAACTGACAGGACTCACTTCTCTCCCAATCAAAATTCCAACCCGCACTTCTATTTGCTTCATGAACATATGGATGTAGTTCCTTATATATCCAAGTATCATTTAACCAAACTAGATCAGATTTTCTTTTACGCTGCATATTTTTAACTTCATCCTCTTTTAATTTTCTATCACCGTAGCCACCTGTTCTAGCCATTGTTTCTTTTTGCTGCAATGCATATTGTATTACATCATCGCAGAACCTAGGTGTAAGCACACCACTAAAATACCAGTAGTAATTAGATATATTCATAAGTTATTGTTTGTACAAAATTTAATGAATCTTTTTGATTATTGGTTAAATAATACATATTAGTTGATGGAAACATTATAAATTTATTATTTGTAAGTTCTATATCCCAACTTCTTCCTTTACGTCTATTATCCTCATAGTGTATTCGAACCATACAATCTTTTACATTTACACCATAAAGAAGTGTATAATCAGGAGAGTTCCTCAAATCCACAGGATCTATATTTAATAAAGGAATTGTAATCTCTTGAGGCTTATACATATTGCCCCACGTTTCTTTGTTAACCAAAGTAAATCCATACTCTAGATTTACATGATCTCTCATATAAGTGTTTAACATATCGAATGTTTTTGAGAATGGAAAAGGTGAATCTGTTATTTGTGATTTTAAAATATCGTTTTGTAATTTATCTCGGTCAATGTCCCAATCTTTGGGCATCGCCACATCACCATAATATAAAGATTGTTCAGATAATACTTTCTTCTGCATACCACATACCTTTTTAAATTATGCCATTCCGTCTGTCAAGTCCCAAGACTGATTAGCTTCATTCCAGATGTAAGACCATCTGTGAGTATTAGCTTCATTTTGTGATTCTTGTTCTGCTGTTAATGCAGGAGCATCACCGATTGGTGATTTCCAAGAAGCTGATTCGATGTGTTTTACCCAAGAAGCATAAGGTTTTTTAGGCCAAAAGATATTGTTATCTTCATCCCATTCATAACCTATACCTGCGTAGTTTCCTCTTAAAGGTGTTCCGCCACTTGAATGTGTATTACCTTGTGTGTTGTAAGATGTTTGAATCCACATTTGTGCAGGCCAATTGTTGTGTGTTTCTAGCCACTGTTGACCTACTGTTTCATCTTCAACACCATCAGCATTTAACATCTTATCATTATCCATAGTTAATACTTGAATAACTTTTCCGTTTGCTCCTAATTTTGCAAAATGTGCCATAATGTTTCTCCTTATATATTAATTTTAATTATCATTCAACTACTGAAATTTGTACCTTATGATAACAATTCCACTACCACCTGAACCAGAACCTTTTCCAGGCGTTCCTGGATTACCTTCATCTGATCCACCGCCACCACCGCCAGTGTTAACTGTTCCATCTGTTGCTTGTTGGCAAGAATCTGTAGCAAAACCTCGTCCACCACCTCCAGAACCACCTAAAGCACCGGCTCTTCCAGGAGTAGCATTATCTACTGCTGCACCTCCACCACCAGCAAAATATCTTGTTGAACCTACAGGACCTGGTGTTCCATTAGAACCTGCCATGGTAGGAGAAACAAAAGAACCTACTCCTCCAACTCCACCAGCTGTTGTAGTTCCATTTCCACCTACCGCACCTGCACCACCGCCGCCTCCTTGACCCCAAGATGGGCTTCCTGGAGTAGGAGATGAATTACCTCCATTGTTACCTTGAGGTGGACTAACAGGAGGTGTATTTCCTGCTGCTCCAGTGTTACATCTATAACCAGCTCCACCACCTGAACCACCAGTTAAACCCCCACCATTTGTTGGACTAGGAGATGGATTTCCCGAAGCTCCTCCGCCACCACCACCTGCCGATGTTATTGTTGAAAAAGTTGAAACACCACCTGAATTAGAAACTGCTGTACTTGAAGGACTAGCAGTACCTGCTCCACCTGCTCCAACTGTAATTGGAAAAGCTGTTGCTGTAACTGTAATTCCAGTTGGATTAGCTAATGGTGATGTTGTTGGAGCTGGCATACATAAATCATTAGACATTCTAAATCCTCCTGCTCCACCACCTCCTCCTATATCAGCCATTCCACCACTACCACCACCAGCTACTACTAAATAATCCACTACATTATTTGCTGCACATTGAGCAACTTTAGAAACAGTAAAAGTTCCTGGACCTGTAAATGTATGAACTTTAAAATTACCACAATCGGTTTCTGTTCCACCAGTTGCAACCATAAATGGATTAGCATCTGCAACTGATTGTAAACCATCATCAGTTACTAACCAACCTTGTGTTGAATCTATAAAAATTAATGTAACGGCTAGTCCTTCTGTTGATAAAATTGCACTATTAGCTATACCACCAATTTTATCTGAACCATTTGGAACTAGTATACAATTCTGTGTATCAAAAGTATTTGCATAATCTTTAACTGCAACAACAGCTCCTGCTGTTCCTGCTGGTAAAGCAACATCAATCTCACCACTTGTCGTATTTACAAAATATCCTTCACCAGCTACTGCTGTAAAATCTCCTGTTTTAACTGTTGTTACCCAAGAAGCTGAACCTGTAGCACCAAAACCTGATGCAGTACCAGAGTTTGTGATTGTTGCACCAGCAGGAATTGTAATAGTGTCTCCACTATCTCCTAATTGAACCGTACCACACGCTGCTCTTGGACTAATTTTATTTACTTTTATTTCACTCATAATTAACTCGATCTATACCTTATTATTACTATACCAGATCCACCGTTACCACCATTTACACTTCCTCCACCACCATTACTTCCACCGCCACCACCACCGGTATTACACGTTCCGTTTTCCGCTGCAATTGAGCTTCCAGGATAAGGACCTGATGCACCATTACCACCACCTCCAGCACCTCCTGTTCCTTTTGAAGCGGGGTCAGCTCCACCACCCCCACCTCCAGCAAAAGCTGTTGCTGATCCATTAATACTTGTTGTTGCTCCTGCACCACCATTACCACCAACTCCTGACGTTGCATTTGCTCCAACGGCAGTAGCACCGCCACCGCCTCCTTGTGCATAAGCTGGAGCATCATAAGCTGTTCCTCCATCTTTTCCTTGAGGTGGAGTTGTTGGTGGTGTATTTCCTGAGCCACCTGCTCTTGAGGTAGAGCCTGATCCGTTAGAACCACCACCTCCTCCTGAGCCACCATTTCCAGGAGCACAGGCTCTACCACCACCTCCGCCACCTGCTGAACTAATTGAACTAAAAGTCGAAACACCTCCGTTTGCACCAACGGTAAATGGAGGTGAGTTATCAGCTGCTCCACCTGCACCAACTGTTATTGGAAAGGATGCTGCTGTTACTGTTATTCTGTTACCTGGAGTTGCGTGTCCACATAAAGGACTTGCTGTGTAAGGTGTAGCTGGAGATTTTGTTTCCCTAAAACCACCTGCTCCTCCGGCACCGCCTCTATCACCAGCTGATCCTCCACCTCCAGCGACGACTAAATATGAAACTAAATTTTTTGCTGCACAACTTGCTATAGAACTAACTGCAAAAGTACCCGGTCCTGTAAATGTGTGAATTTTATCTGCACCACAAGTGGTTATAGTACCACCAGTTGCTGATATAAAAGATTCACCAGCAAAAGTTGATGAATCATCTTGTGTTGCTACCCA